ACTATATCGATATTACCTTTATGGAATACATTAATAACATATTTTTTTATTAATTATAATATGTCATATTAGATGTAATATGATTACAATTTATTTTAATAAACTATCATTTAATCCAATTAATTCAAATATAATATCAAGGAAGAAACCTGTAGCAAAAAATGCAAGATTCATTCCAAAAGGTCTTATTGTATTTTTATTATTTTTATTTATAGTTAAATTAAAAATTATTGTTCCAATAATTAAAGTAATAATTCCAAAAACTATAGCTTCAATAAATATTAAATGATTCATTTAATTATTTTAGATAATTTTTTAATTAAAACTATAACTAAAAATTATTATAAAAATTGCATTTATTAGATTTAAAAACATATTCTAAGTATAAATAATGCCTCCAAAAAAATCGTTAAGTAAAAAACCTAAAAAAAAGGAAGATGATGATATACCAGATGTTGATATAGAAGAATCAGAAAAAATAGAAGAAGAAAGCAACGATTATGACGAAGAAGCTGAAGAACCTGATTTAGATGAAGATGAAGATGAAGGTGAAGGTGGTGATGATGAAGAAGGTTTAAAATTTATTGATGAAGATAATTCTAAGGAATGTGCTATAGATAAAGCACTAGAAGAAGATAATGAATATTTTGAAAATGAAGAAGATATTGAAGTTCAACCAGATACAACAGTTGAATATGTTAAAAAAGAAGATAGAATTTCAGCATCAAAATTAACAAAATATGAAATGGTACGTATTTTAGGGGAAAGAACTAAACAATTAACTATGGGCGCTAAACCATTAATTAAAAATTATCAAGGTTTACCATATGATAAAATTGCTGAAGAAGAACTTAAATTAAATATGATTCCTTTCATAATCAGAAGACCGTTACCTAATGGTAAGTATGAGTTGTGGGGGTTGGAGGAACTTAGTAAACAGCACCTGATAAGTCTTTTAGACTAAAGTCTAAGACTTATTTCGCAAGCTCAACTATGTTTAGTTTTTCAAACTAAAATAAATTTCATTTATTCTTTGTTTTACTTCGTAAAATTCGCTTCGCTCAGTTTTTCAAACTACAATAATTTATATAAAGGGTAATTACCTTTTATATTAATAGACATAAAATTAACAAAGAAGGAGAATATAGCTAATTATTATAAAGCAAAATTTATGAGAGAAAAAATAAATGAAGGTTATAGAAAGAAGGCACAAAAAGAAATTATTGCAGATAATTATAAAGAAAAAACTAGAAAAGAAAACATTAAAGAAGCATATTCAAATATAAATCAAATGAAAATAATTAATGATACATATGCTGAATTAGGTAATGAAGATATAGGTCAAAGATTAATAAATAATTTAGCTAAAAGGGCTTGTAAAACTTTGAAAGCTAAAGGAATTATTAGAGAATTTACTCATTCAGAATTAATCGGTTGTGATAAAGATGAATTAATAATCCATTTATCAAATCTATTTGATGAAAATATGAATTTAGAAAATTATGGTGAATGGCAGTTAGACCATATTAAACCAAATTAAACCAATCGCTTCATTTGATTTAAATGATGAAAATGAGCTAAAAAAATGTTTTAATTTTAAAAATGTTCAACCACTATGGAAAGAAGATAATAGAACCAAATCAGATAATCCTAATTGGAATAAATCTTAATAAAAATAAAATGGGAAAAAAAGCGAAGCTGAGCGAAGCGAATTTTACGAAGTAAAACAAAGAATAAATAAAATTTATTTTAGTTTGAAAAACTAAACATAGTTTCGCTTGCGAAATAAAACCCGCCAGGGTTTTATCTTACCAAGAGTAGTAGCACACCGTACATATATAATGCACCTTAAAACTGTTCTTTTCCTTAAAAAACACCGATTCCTTCTTTGATTTATCTTTGTGAGTTATACAATTTGGATTCTTGCAATTGTAATCATGAGTTCTGGGTAAAATTGGATCTTGACAAATAAATTCATTCTCCTCTAATGTTCTAATTTTAGCTTTTTCTTCCATACTTATATTATATAATAATATTGTTTCTTTTATAGGCTGAATATTATTACAATTTCCACATTTGAATTCTGCACCTGCAGTTAATACCTCTTCAAATATTTGATTAAATTTAACTTTTTGATTATCGTCTAATTTTTGATATTTTTTATTTTTATTTGTTTCTTCTCTACTAAACTGTGCTACATATTTTGACATATCTTCTTCTGCTTCAAATTTTTTTAAAGCTTCTGATAATTTTTCAATATTAACACGAGTATCTTTTTGAGATGATGCTTGCGAAGATTTGACTATATCAAATGAATACGAACAACTTGGGCAAAAATACATTTATTATATATACATTATATTTTTTAAATGTTTATATAACAATTTTTTTATTTAAAATGTTTTATTTTTCAATACTAGATGGTTAAATTTAACAGCACCAAAGGCACCTATTAATTGTGCAAGTACATAAAGTACGCCTACTGTAATAGGTAATCTATTTTCTGTTACCATAGCAAAAGTTACAGCAGGATTAAAATGTGCACCAGAAACACTATTACCAAAATATATTACCGCTAATAAAGCTGTTGCAACACCAAATGGTCCAATAGATGTATCATTAAGAGAATGTAAAATTACTGATAAGAAGAAAAATGTACCAAATGCTTCAACTACTAATTTAGCAGGGTGTTCAACCATATTGTATAGGTTTTCACTCATATTATATAATTTTATTTATATATTATTTTAAATATTTATTTTAATTTTAATTATTGTTTTTTGTAATATATATTTTAACATTTTCTAAAAGTGATGTAAAATCTAGTTTAGTTTTTTTCATAAAATATATCCGATTATCAACTTCCACTTTTCCATAAATACTTTCATAAGATAATAAATCATCATATAATTTTTTACTATTTTTTTTCATTTCAGATTCAATTTCATTTATAAAATAACCATATAATTTATCAAATTTTTTATTTACAACATCTAAAATAGCAATTTTATAAGTATTATAAATTAAATATTGATTATATTCTATTGATTTTACATCATCTGGTTTTGTATTTTCAAAACCTGGTTCATTTTGTATAGGAAAATTACCTAATAAAGATCTTATTGAATCTAAAACTAAACGAATATTCATTACTGGTGTCCATGAAGGACCTTGCCAAGTTCCTAAAATAGATAAACAAACTTTTCCATCTTCATATAAATTTGGATTAAATCTAACTTTTTTATCAATTGTTAAGAATTTTACTTGAGGTGATGTTTTTGGATAATCTTCTGGATATAATATTTCAAAAAAGAAAAAACCACCAAAATATGGTGTACTTTCTGGTCCCATTATTAAAGCATATTGTTTAGAAATATCTTTTTTATTAACATATAAATATATACCTTCTGGTTTATTTTCATTGAAATCTACAATATCATTCATTATTCTTAGAATAGTTGATTTATTAAAATTCATTAATATATAAAGTAAGATTCTTTTAGATAAATTATTAAATAAATACTTCTAACTTTTTTTTATCAATGTAATAAAAACAAGGCTTTGTAACTATTATTTCTTCTTTTATTAATTTTTTAAGAATATTAATATCTTTTATTAAATATGTTATTTTTATTGGATATTCAATTTCATCCATTTTAATAAAAAATTTTTCTTTTTTTTCAGATTGTACCCATTTATTTTGAACATATACATATTCTTTTTTAATTAATTCAATTAATTTATTTTTAATAGTTTCATCTTCTAATTCTATTTTATATAACCTTTCTTGTAATTTATTAACATTATTTTTACAAAGTTTTATTTCATTATTTTCTTCAAAAAGTTTATATTTATATAAATCTTGTACTAAGCTAAATGGAGGTATATGGGATAAATTGGTATCATTATATAAAGCATCACAATTAATATACACATTATAAATTTCATTAAAAATTTTAACATCACCATTTAAATTTTCTTTAATTATTATATTTTTTATAATATCATCTTCTAACCAAATAATACAATTATGATCTATCTTATCAACCCAATGGTCTGGTCTAAAATCTTTACCTACTTTAAATTCAGGAGGAACAGAACCATAATCATCTATCTCTGTATGTAGAGGTTGAATATTTTTTCCATCCCATATCCAAACGCCTTGGTTGCGATATAATTTACCTTTTTTTCCTTTTGGTGTAAAACGAATTAAATCACCTCTATTAGCGATTGGTTTAAATTCATATTTATTTATATTATTATTTGTAGGATTATTATACTTGTATAAATTTGTTTCATTATCAAATGTAAACCAACCTTTTTCAAAAGCTTTTTCAATCCAGTCTGGATAATAATATTCAGTTGCCATTAATATTTTATTAAATATTAAAAATTAGAGTATTATCATTCAATTTTTTATTATGATGTGAAATATGTAAATATATATATAATTATATGTATTATGATGGTTCACATCTAAATAATAGAAGCCAGATATCATACTTAAAAAAGTTGAAAAAAAATATATAAAAAAATCTTTCTATAATATAATTAATGCCCGAGCCAAATATAAATCAGAATATTAAAACAACATTGACAAATAAAATAAATAAAATTCTAGATGAAGGCAGAATACCTATAGGTCAACAGACACAAATCACTCATGTTTCAATGGGTGGTAATAAAGGTAAATTCTGTCTGAATAAAGAATTGAGAAAAAAGCTAGTGAAATGTTTAGCTGAAGCAACTTCATTAGGAATGGATTTCCATATTGCTGAAATGCCAAAAGAATATGGTCCAATAATATTCGATATTGATCTTGATAAAATGAAATCAGAATATAAAAATGGAAGACTATATGATGATGATATGATAGTAGAAGTAGTTGAAAATTATCGTGAAGCAATTAAAAAGTATCTTGATGTATCAGATGAACAATTAAAAGTATGTATATTTGAAAAAGATTCACCTACTTTAAAAGAAACAACTGTAAGAGATGGTTTTCATGGTGTATTTCATCAAATTTGTACTTCGGATAAAGTAAGACATTTAGTTAGAAATCATGTAGTTAACTTGGCAGAAGAGTCATCTACTTTTGAGGGATTTACAAAATCAGTACCAGAAATTTTTGACAAAGCAATTGTGAGTACAAATGCTTGGTTGATGTATGGATGTAGAAAAGTAGATGGAAAACCTTATCTTTTAACCAGAGTTTTAGATTCAGAATTACAAGATTTTGGTCCAGATTCTTTAGGAGATCAATATCAAAAAACCAAAATATTTTCGATGCAACAAAAAACATGGAAAGTTGATAATGCATCACCATTAAAATCTAATTATAATGATTCATTAATTGCAAAGGAATATGCTGACCTTGGTTTTGTAAGAAATAAAGTATTTGAATCTCAAGAAAATATTCCTGAAAACAAACAACAAGATATTATAAAAGCTAAAGTATATTTAAGTATGATTAAAGATTCAAGAGCTGATTCATACGGCGATTGGATTAGAATTGGTTGGGCTTTGCATAATGTTGATAGATCATTATTAGAAGATTGGATTGAATTTTCCCAAAAATCAGAAAAATATAAAGAAGGTGAATGTGAAGAACGTTGGACTACTATGAAAGACCAAGGTTTAACTTTAGGAAGTATTAGATATTGGGCGAAAGAAGATAATCCTGAAGAATATAAAGCATATCAAGCATTAGAATATCAAGCTTGTCTTGAAAGAAGTGTAGAAACCAATACATGGTTTATTGCAAAAGCATTACATAATAAATATTGTGATAGATTTGTATGTGTTTCTGTTAAAAATAATGATTGGTATGAATTTAGAAATCATAAATGGGTTGAAAGTCAAAGTGGTACAGCATTAACTATGTTGATATGTGATGATTTCATTAATGATTTTATGCAAAAATCAAGTGATTGGAATAATAAAGCAATTGGTTCTTCAGGTCATGAAAGAGAGGAATTTCAAGCCAAAGCAAGCAAAATGCAAAAGATTATAGATCGTTTATTAAATTTAACATTTAAGAAACAAATTA